ATAAAATCACCGGATTTGGTGAATGCGGTCACCTGCAAATAGACATCATTCCCATCCATCCCCATAACAACCAACATCCCTTTTACCGTGGTAATTGGAAACACTTCCAAATAAGAACCTGGCTGATCGGGAGGCGTTGAGCCTTGATCAAACACATTACCTGAACCATCAGATGGATTACCCAAGAGCCCCTGCAATGTCGCATCACCGCGCAACCTCGCGATCGCTGATGTTTGCGTTTCTCCGGTTGGTATGCTCATCTAGCCCTTTGCCAATCGCTTACATTGCGCTTTGAACTTCCGCCCATTCCTGACAAAAGCAGGAAACAAAAAAGGCTGGGCGCGCATACGAGATGTACCCAGCTCCACATAGAAATTGTGATCCGTTCCATAGGAAATGCTTCCCTCTAAATCCCCAACTTCTTTCTTCCCACTAGCTTTCAAGTCTCCCTTATCCACCGGGCAATCATGCTGAGAGTCGTCAAACGTCCCATCAACCGCTTGCTCAAGAGCGTCTTGCGCGCCAGCTTTCACTCGCGCTACATGTGCATCAATCCGGGCTTTGATTGCATCTAAACCGGTTACGGTGAAGCCCATCTAGCTTCCTCCCTTGCCAAATCGCTGAGCAGTGACCTTGCGAACCACTTCGAAGGTAGAAGGATCGAGCGCATTTATGACATCGTAATACAAAGTTCCGATGTGAATTCTGTCTTTTGTCTTCACATCGGTCCCCTTGGGTAGCACAATCAGGAACATCGCTTTGCCGACTTCCTGATTTTCGCTGAACATTTCTGATCCACCTTGTGAAATAGCGCAGCAGGGGACGCCCGATTGAATAGCTGTATAATCCGCGCTATTGCCGCCCTGCGCATTCCAAGTTGTACCCTTGCGCAAGATATCGCAGGTATCCCTCATGAAATAACCAGTTGCGAAATCTGCGAACGCCTGCAGGTCAGTAGATGTCAAAAAGCTCATTAGAACTCACCCCAGTTCGGCTCTAAGAAGTCCAGTCCCATGCGCCCAAGACTAAACGCCACCGCGTTCTCGCCTACTGCAAACCCGAGTGCAACTACTTCTTTCTCAGCATCGTCCAACAATGCCTTCACTTGCGCTGCAGCTTGCGAACGAGACGCGGAAAGCTGGCCAGCAACCCCCACATTCACACGTAAAGCCAGAATACGCGCGAACCGCTTCAATGCGTAGTAGTTCAGCAATGCCAGATAACCGATGATTTGCGTCTGAGGCACATCGGTTGTTGCCAGGTCGGTTTCCTGATACCCCAGTTGCCTCAGAGACATGTCAATTGCTGTGTTATACGCAGTAGTGAGCGGCGTTCCTGATAATGCAGAATCTGTTGCCAGTTCTGCATATTCGTTTGTCAGGTAGTTGAGTGCGGTTGCACGATCCACAAGCTACTCGCTTTTCTGATCCTTGTGCGGATTGCCGTCAGCATCAACATAGACGCCACTTGGAAGCAGGAAACGCCCACCGGGAAATTTCGACTCATCGGCCTGCCTACTCTCCACCAATGCAGCAACGTCTATAATCGCCTGCTGATTAGCGCGTTGTGGCGTGACAGGCACTGGTTGCTGTTCAGGTGGACTTTGATCATTCTGATCTGGCATGACATTACTCCTTTACAGGCTCAACAGGTGACAAGATCACGTCAAACTCTTGTCCGATATGGGCATCGAAAAAGACCTGCGCGGCCGATGGATTGACAATCAGCATCTTGAAAAAGCCGCTAGGAGAGGCGGAACCGAACGGTTCTCCTTGCACAGCACCCAATTCGATATAGGCCGCTTCTACGGTCTTTGTTTCATGCTCTCCTGGCTTCGCATAGTAGCCACGAGAACGGTTGACCTGATCAAGTCGAAATCGTGCATGTATGTTCATATGTATCCTTTCAAAACCTGTGTATGGTGGCAGAAAGGAAACCACCATACACACATCTCTTTCAATGCTGCCGACTACAGAGCGCTTAGCGCGGGCGCGAGATACGTGGTAGCATTGGCTGTACTCAATGCAGCCGCCGCTACACGGTTCCACACCCCAAAGCCAAACTCACGACCATACGTGCGCGCACGCAGGGGGTATTCTTCCATGTCAAACTGCAATTCCAGATTGCCGCTTCCAGCGTTACGCGTACGCATGCACAGCGCTTTTTGTGGAACATCAACTTGCATCGCAACCGCGTAATTTATGGGTATCCACGGCTTTACCCAAATCTCAGCAGGACCAAATACCCCAATGGCGCGGTTGGTCAAGTTCGTCACATCCAGGTTTGCAGATGTGGCCTGGGTTGCGGTGATAGCAGGTGTCAAGCGCATATCGTAGTAGGGAAAGAAATTGGTGAGACTTCTCACATTCACTTCCTGTGCTTGGTTGATCAGCACAAGCACTCTCCCGGTCAGGAAATGCTCAACGACAGTGTTGGTCAGCGCGGTCAAATCAGCCGCTATTTGAGCAATGGTCGCGCCCGACCATGCGGCAGTCGCACCAAAATAGTGCGTATGCGATGCACCGTTGAACGTGCTACCGTCCGGCGCGATGGGGATCGCTGCACTATCAGCATTGATCAGCGCCTTGACTGGCAACTGCACATGATCGACACGCCGGTCTTCGAAGGTAAAGTTGGTCGGCAACAAAAGCGCTGCCTTGAGTTGCTTGTGGACGTTCTTGATATCAGCATCCATCATCGCTTCTACTTGCGCAGCCAATTCTGGTCCGGTTGCATTCAAGAAGTAGAGACGGGACCACTGCAGCCCGCCGCCGTAAAACTTCATGGGGAAACCGAGCGTCGCGCCCGGTCCGATCTTTTGCGCGTTGGCTGAGCCGATCTCATCCAACTCTTCCATAACCATCTGATCAGGCCCACCGTAGCGCCGGAGTCGATCAGTGGTCGGCTCCACAAAATCAACCATAGCCTCCTGCAAAAGCTGACTATGCACCTGCAGCGCCATGTCGATCGATTCAAATGCGACATCCTCGCCTATGTCCGCCACGACGCCAGACGCGGCCCGTAGCGTGGCAAGGGTATCATTGGTAGTTAAAGTGCCATATGGCATAGTTTAATTTCTCCCTTGCCTAGTAATTTGAAGCTTTGACGAAGATGCGCGTAGCATCGACAGCATAACCAATTTCGCCGGTACCGCCTGTTGTAGCAGCGTCATCGATCGCACCTGCTGTTAAAGAAAGAAAGTAGGCTGCGCCAGGTGTAAGCGATGCGCCATAATTAAAGACACAGGCATGCACAAGCGTGAGGCTTTCGCCTAGATTTGCTTTATAGGGGGCAAAACCGCGTACTTTAGCAGCGGCATTGGCAGCCGTCCCGATAGAACGCCAGATCAAACCATCGTTCTTGATGTAACAGGCATCACCTGCGGCGATAGCCTCGCCTGTGAGGAGTGTAGGGAGTTTTTGTGAGCCTGGGTCGAGCCCAATTGTGGTCACGGAAGGATTCCCAACTTTGGCAATAGTTGCCATAGAGTATTATCCTTTCCCGCTTGTGAAGAGCGGTCTAGGTGGACAATGTTCAGTTGTGTTTAGATGCCATACGAGCGTCTCTGCTGTGCAGCCGCTCGGGTGGCTTCTATCCGTTGTTGGCGCGCATCTTGCTGGTTCGCAGGTTGCGGATTAGGCCGGTTCCCAGGATTTTGACCGCGTGCCTGAACTTGTAATTTCTCAAGCAGGGGACGGAGCCTGGTCATCTGCTCTAAACGCTGTTCTGCTGGTACGTCACTACCAGGAACAAGCGCTTTGACTTCAGCAGGCCAATCCTTGATTTCCGCTTCGATTTGCGCCTGGATTTGTTCCGCAAGTTTCGCATAGCTCGTTGCAACAGGCTCAAGTTCTTTCACTCGAGTCTCGTGCTGTTCCGCAAGCTTTTTGAATTCGCCTTGTTCTTTCAAGCGTTGTTGTTCTGCAAGAGCCGCTGCATCTTCCGCATCTTTGTTTTTCTTGCGGTGTGCAGCGTTCTCACGACGCAATTCGGCAATTTGCCGTTGCAAATCTTCAGCAATGGTAAGCGAAACATTGGTTGGAGGCTCGTTACCCGCCTGGGGTATCGAGTTGCCCGCCTGGGGCTGGGGATTCTGATTTGCTGGTACCTGACCTGGATCAGAATTATTTGGATCGTTAGGCATAGTATAGTTCACCTTTCATGTGTTTGTCAATGACTGAATACTCAATTTATGAGTATTCAGGCAAAAATTATTTGCGTCGAGCTATCTCGTTACCTTGCGCATCACGAATGATTTCAGCCGATGAGAGATGTGCGACAACATTCACATGCTGTCGAATAGCCTTCATAAGCGTTTCGCCAATTTGACAAGCTTGTTCACTGTCAAATACACCCTTCGGACGTTCACTCCAACACATTGAAGCTTGTCCAAGTGCCTGATAAACCAATTCTTCTAATTTATCCATCTACTTCCCTTTCTTTGCTGGCATCGTTGCCGGTTTCTGTGCTGGCTTTGCTGTCTTATTTTCTTTCAGACGTTGATCACGAGATGTCCCTTTCGAAGGCTTGCCACCATCTATCGGCAATTCCGGCGCCCACGTGCCGAACGTATAGCGGAGGTATCTCACTTCAGGGTATTTAGCAAGTAGTTCTATATACTGTTCCATCGTCTTATTCCTTTCATCTAACGAAATTCTTGTGAGCAGCGGCAGTTGCTCCGACATTCAGCATCACCAATCGGCAACGCTTCAGCAATTGATACCCAACCACGCGCTACTTCTGCCAAACAG